GCTAGAAAGTATAAAAATATTTGTTCATCAAAATAATCTAAAAAGATTTCGTGTATTCACATCCGATTATAGGATACAGATACTACAAGACAACTATCCAGATATAAAAATAGATTGTTTAGATTTATTCCTAAGAGAAATAGCAAAATGCTATAAATCATTTCCAAAATATTTTGTAAAACATAAAATAGAAAAAAAGTTTTGGTGTGGTAACTGGCGATACACTACCCACAGACATCTAATGACCAGTTATCTTTCTCAACTCAATGGAACTTATACATGGAATCTAAAATGTTCTTACAACGAACTTAAAAATAATAACTGGTTTGATCTAGATCAGTTTCAAAAAGAAAGACCACAACAACATGAACAACTCAGAAAAGGTGTAGATTTTCTAGAAAAAAATATACTGGCTATAGATCAAAAAATAGATTCAGTTAATGTTGTCAACTCCGATCAAGTATACATACCTGGACACAAGGCACCCGAATGGACTCAAGAGTTTTTAAAGAGCTACGAATCTAACTTCTGTGCTATCATCAATGAAACAAGATATGCACAACCGTTCGGTTACTTCAGCGAAAAAACTTTAACAGCTATTGGTAGCAGTATGCCAATAATACTAGTAGCTCCGCCACGCAGTTTAGAATATCTCAAAACTTTTGGATTTACAACATTCGGTAAATGGTGGAATGAAAGTTATGATCAAGAAGAGGATCATTATAAAAGAATGATTATGATTTTTGATATTATAGATTCTATCAACTCTAAATCTCTAGAAGAGTTACAGAAAATATATCAAGACATGCGACCTGTATTAAAGCACAATAGAAGAATACTAGACACTATTACCTTTAACGATAAAATTGTATAGGTTGTTCTATTACAATCTGATTAGAAACTTCTGTAGAGTAATCAGAGTAATCGCTCCAGTCCCCGGTACCGGTCCAGGAATGATCAAAGGACCAATCGATATTGTTATTGAGATGTTTTTCTTCTTCGATCATAGCTACATATTCCGGCCAGTCTCTACCATCTATACCCCACCAAGGTTTAGCCAAACGCCTTGCTCTCACAGCAGCATTGCTGGTCATTCGACTAAAGTCTTGTGCAAAGAACGGTCCTTGTCTTTCTGGCTCAGCATATTCGTTGTATTCATAGGTTTGTTTAAACTTCCATTTGAAATCAGCTGACCATTTTCCGTCTTCTGTTATTTCAAACTTAAAGTCAGCATGATACGTACCTGAGCCATACTGATTACCAAACTCAGCAGAATCTAGATCGGGACTAAATCGAAGATTAAATCTATAACCACCCTTTGCCCTCCATAGAGTTCTTAGCAATGGCCAGATCTCATTAACCAGACCATCGGCATAAGGATTGATGGTTGTTTTTATGATGTTATAATCAAACTGCTCATAACTGACTTCTCTGTCCTGCTCATTATCATAGATAATATCATAATGATATTTCTTAAGATTTGGCCTTACAGGATAGGTGATTTTCTTGCTGCCAATGATTTGATCTAGATATATGCTAATACATTTTACACGCATCAAAGTGTGTGTTCCGCCTAATCTAAAATCTTTTGTGATCCAATGTCCGAGATATTTGTGATAAGAAAGATTAAACTTATCAGGATTTTGACCTGTAATAGTTTCAGGACCCTGCCCAAATCCTATACCTGTACTCATGTTCCTAATATTCATGTCTCTGTTACGCCAGAGAAACGTCATAGTGTCTGCATAGTCTTGATATGACTCTGTCGGAAATGCCACTATCCAGTTAGTGGCTGCTTCAATACCAACAGTCTTTCCGTCTCTAAAGTTTTGTTCCATTTCTGCAATAGTGACACCTTTGGCCATATCATCTAGAACTTTTTGACTGCCAGATTCACAACCATAGTTTAGATAAACACAGCCGCTATCAGCTAGATCCTTCATATACTCTAGATCCATACGACCGTCACATCTCGCATATCCTGTCCACTTAATGTCAAGTCCTTTAGCAATAACTCCTTTAGCGAACGCCCGAAGCTCTTTTAAGTTGCCGTTGACAAGGCTGTCAATAAACCAAAAGACTCTAGTTCCTTTTTCGTGATAGAGGTAATCTACTTCTTCAAGAGCATCAATGGCCATGCGTTGGCGATATTTCCAAAAATGTGTTTCTTCACAGAATGTGCATTTAGCTATACAACCTCGACTAAGTTCTGTAGTAACGCCATTTGGAATCCTATAGAGATTAAAATCAATATTAGAATAATCTGGCATAGGAAACTTGTTAAGATTTAATCGTTGATCTTCGGGCTGAACTATGTACTGTTGTTCAGGATGTTCGATGCTATGTTCTATCTCGTCTAGTATTTTTAATATAGCTTCTTCGCCTTCGCCGTTTACTACATAATCATAGTATTCTTCTTTGACAAAAAATCCCTTCTGTACATTAGGACCACCAACTGCGATCTTAACTGTTGGTAACTTCTTTTTTAACTCTTGAATCATCCATTTAGTAGGTTCTTCATTCATCTGGTAGACGCTGAAGCCAACAAGAGTAGGATTGTAATCAACTATTTCATCTAATACAGTTTTAAGATAAGGTTCTAGATATTGATGTATCTCTTGGTAGTTATCGCCGCACCAGCGCCATATGGTTGTAGGATCCCAAAGTTTATAATCTAGTTTAGATTTGATTTCTTTTTCATAGAATCTAAAAGATTTAATGTTGGCATCTAATACCTTGCTTGCATAACCTGCTTGCCGAGAAACTGCCGATAGCCTGCACAGATTAAAAGGAGGAAACTCTGCTGCCCACTGTGGTAGCAGTACTAACATCAGCTTAGTCTTGCGCTCAGCCTGCTGTATAACAACCGTAGTCGTATTTCTTTGTTCTACAGGTTTAGCATATTGAGCTATAGCCTTGAGAGTCGTTATATGTTTATCATTGCCTTCTTCGTAGGGCATATCACAACTCCGTAATAAATCGTTTCTTAGACATCAACATGTTATAGTTATAATCACATATTTCACGAGCAGATTTAAGAAAGTTTTCTAGTTCTGTTTCTGAAAGATTACATAGTCTTTCAATCTCGTCTAAAATCTTTAGCATACGTTTTCCGTCGTCTGTTTCAAGATCATAACTCTCATCGATAATAGAGGAAAAGGTTTTGTAACCCATTATTCTGTATATGTCTAAACTGTTAGGCACAGATACTAGAATAAATGGATGCTTCATAGCGATTGGCTTCCATGCTTTCTCACTTAAAAATCTCGCACTGTGGTACCACTCTTTTGTAAAATAAGTAGTTTCAGCTACAACACTAAAATAGGTATCTTCATAATATCTATTAGTGTCTATAGTCGACTCAGCCCTGTTAATATGTAGCTCTTCGGTATCTAGATACATAGGAGGCAGATTCTTTACTCCCTCAGCACGTTTAAGAATATCTAATATATCCTTGTCGTTGCGGAAGTAATGCATGAGCTCTGGCCATTTATGGTTCCATGTATCTCTCTGATCACATGGTCCGAAGCTGATGAACGCTTGTTCGATCAGATTCTTTCCATAGAGCAATGCTGTTAGAAAAGGTCTATGCAATCTCCAACGTCTATTAAGGTTTAGAAACTTTTTGTTATACTTTTTATTTTCTAATGTTCTTGGAAGTTGTTTTTTGTAAAGATGCAGTACGGCATTCTGCAGATCCTGTTCAAAAACTGTATACCAGAATATTCTTATAGGATCTAGATTTAATTTCTTAGCGATATAACGACTGTATTCGCCAGCGTCATACATATTAGTCAACAATATTATCTGAGATGCCGGAATACCATCTCTCATGACTATATTTTGATATATCGAATCTATAGCCCTCTCAAACGGCTCTAAGGTATTGTCTAATATCAAGAACGCTTGCTTGTTTACGATCCTACCTAACGACTCTTTGTCGATTAGATCTTTCATGTTATAGATTTTAAAACTATTCTCGCACGAGAATAAAGCATACCATGCTTCAAAATCAAAACCCGGTTGCTGCGAAAGTGTATCGATCGCTGCTGTTTTATTATCAGTCCATGTGATTTTAGGATCACTAGGATTATAGGTATTGATAAGAGGAATAGATTTATTGAGTAAGATCATAATCGATCATTCGGAGGTTGTCGAAAATGCATATCATCAAAGTTACGCAGAGCTTCCATTTTAGTTTGCTGTACATTTAACCAAGAGAATGTGTTAATGGACCATTCTTGATCAGGAAATAGTTTACTGAGATATCCAAAATGCTGCTTAGGGCTTGGATGATAGTCTGCACTTTGATGTCCTTCTTTGCTTATAGGATGTTGTGGCCAAACACCGTTACATTCTAAAGTTAAAATGTCAGGAAGTATAGCATCTAAGGTATCCTTATAATATTGTCTTAGCTGCGTTAGTTTATTTCTTTCTGTTGTTGTCTTGGCCTCTATCGTCAACGGAGACATGTTTAACATATAGTAATCGATTCCCAGATTATCTAAAAGATTTTTACTGAGTGTTATCATATTGATATCACGTAACAAATAACCGAAATCATCTGAAAACTTCATCACAAACTGTTCATCGTAATAGTTTTGTGTATAGATATTTCCGGGGGTAAGCCATGTACCATTAATATACCTATCTTCTCTAGATACTGAACTCCACATTACCATTACGAGATCGTCTTTGTTAAACTTATGTCTCTGATGTGCTTCTGTAAGCTGGCAAGCTATAAAAAGATTACCGCCACCGCTCTGTGCATAGTTTCTGTATTCAGGTATCTCTCTTCCTATAATGTCTGCCCAAGTCGGCCAGCCATAAGCAGTCATACTACATCCAAAAGCAAAAAATCTCTTATACTTTTTAAAATCAATCATTAAAATATTTTCCTGCGATATTTATGGTATCTACTAGATCTTCATGATAGAAATCTCTGCTGGCAGAAAGTTTAAGATTATGTTCTATAATAGGCATAGAATCGATAATGCGTCTTATTTTTTCTTCTCTAGGTAATGATATCCAATCTTGCAACACTTGGTGTGTAGCATAAAATCTTTCTGTATGATCTTCAATATCATTATATGAGGGATCGATACCATTGAAATGTATATTAAAACCAAGCTCCTCGAGAGCTCGAAGAGTTCCTGCAGCAGCAAGTACAATCATCGGATGACCGTACGCCAAAGCCTTATATACTTTTTCTGTAAGAAACACAACATCTTCGTCAAACTTAGTTTCTGTAATAAAACTCATGAGACTATTTTTAAAAATGTCAGGGTTCACAGAGTTTGCGGCATTGTTTACAGACCAATCACCATCAACAAATATAGGATAGTTCTTTGATAATACCCTTTCAAAGGATTTCAAGTCTACAGAATCACCTAATATTTTAAGAGGTTGGTGTTCTTTAAATTTTATCTCATTGGCACTAACTATGCCGCTTGACAGCATTCCGGACACTGCTAAATGATATAGATGCGCACTGCGATGATGTTTATATGTTCTGTTAAGACTATTGTAATCTTTAGCCAATGGGTTATGTATTGACTCGTATACTATTGGAACCGCAGGAGGTTGATGACCTCTATCTATGAAAATCCTACTGAAATGATTTGAATATTTTACATCAAATATTTTCGGAAGCCCCGTGTCTATCAACCATGATTCATATTGTTGTTCAATCTTTTTATTTCCCTGTATTATCATTACAGAACCTGCAGGCAAACCTTGTTTTTTCATAGCCTTGTAGGTAGAGAGAAATCCATCTTTTTTTGCAAAAAATGACCCGTCGTTAACAAACATGGATCCGCCTTCTCTATCTGCTGATATGATTATCTTAATCTGTTTTGTTCTAGCTAAATCTAAAATATTTTGTGGCAGGCATCTCAGGACATGTTTCTTTGGAACATCCGGGCCTTGAGCCATACCTGCCCACCAAACTGGATCACCGTTGACTTCTATAAAATACAGTCCGGGTTCTCTGATATGATTGATACCGAAATATGGTATCCTAAGATTTCCCAGTTCTGTTTTAAGTCTAGATCCAGGTGATGTCAACCAAAAATCGTTATCGCCGTTCTTTGAAAGGCTAACACAGTTAGGACTTGTAGGATGAAAGACATCGTCAAAATATATTTTCATAGAATCCACTTAACTCAGGAAATGTTTCTACAAACTTCCTATTCCTAATGGAATCATAGTAATCTGTATGATGCTTAAACTGTTTCTGTAGATCAACATTTACCACAGAAGATTTTAAGTGTCTAATAACATTTTCTATCTGAGACTTTATATGCCCATTATACTGTCTATCTGAAAGTTTTTCAATAGCCAGCATCCTAGTTTTATCATCAAAAATGCTGAAACTATAGAAATCTGGATTGATCAAAGAATAAAAGCTGGCTGTGGTTTTTGAATCTACAAGTTTATTTTGAAATAGGTAATCAATAAACTCCGGTAATGTCAATACATTAAAAATAGAAACTACTGATGCTATACCAAAATAAATGTGAGGACATTCAGATTTGACTGTTAAAATATTTTCTTCTATCTTCTTCCAGTCTGTTCCTTCCCTAATATATTCTGCTCTATCACTCCAGCTGTCTAAGCTAACATTGAGATGTACATTAGAAAACTTCTTCCACATTTCTAACACTGATTTATTTTTAAAATGCAATGAACTTAGATTTGTGTTGTATCTTATTTTTATGTCAGTATTATTTGTTTCAATGAGATACTCTAGCATATCATAATGCTTATCCATCAACAAAGGTTCGCCACCTGCAAAATATATTTCCTTAACTCCGGATATATGAGGTTTAAGTTCTTCATAAAGTTTATCGTTGTTATCTCCTCCGGCAAAGATATAAACTGGTTTTTTGTTTCCATTCTTGTTATCTTCTGTGGCCCAACTAGAACTATAGGTGCTAGAACAGCTTCTGCATTTAAAGTTGCAGATATTACTCCACCGTATATCCAAATATTTTAAATCCATTTCGTCAAGAGATCCGTCTACATTAGTCTTATTAACCAACGGTATGTATTCTGCATAATCTCTATTGACTGATTGTCTAAAACTATTAACTCCTGAATCTTCTGCATGATAACAAGACTGACACTCGTCACATCTTTTACCAGATAGCATATTCAACCGCATGGTTCGATATTTTTCACTATTCCAAACATTCAGAATAGATTCTTTTTGCACATTGCCTAAAGGCTTTCTATGATTACCGATGCAGCAAGGCAAAACGTTTCCATCAGGGTTGGCATAAAAATGTATCCACGGCAATATGCAGAATGTATTAGAGGTCATTTATCCACTCCGCTTTGCGTAAAATATATTGAGACCACATTAAATGCGCATACTCATTAGGATGATGTGAATGTAAAAAGTTTCCGTGAATAAAATTATTAGATTTTTCTATTAGATCAACTTCTCTCTTTATATAAGGAAGCTCAAACTTAATGAACTTATACAAAGATGATTTCATAATATCGTCTAACCATCCTATAGAATAAAATGACGGAGAAAAAATTCGATTTCCTAATATCTTAGATGAATACTCTATCCAAGTAGTATCAATAATCTTAAACTTATTATTCTTGAAGGTCGTGTTTATCCTACAGAAGTTTTTCCAAAGAACGGCATCGATATATACATTCTTATATTTTGACAATATATCATTGTATTGAGTAAAAAATATTTCATCATATTTTTCTAACCAACACTCAAAAGTCATGGTCTTATCTGATTTCATTAAGTATTTTAAAGGATGATCGGTTTGCTGAACTTTATTATTGATGGCGTTTTCTCTAGAGGGCTCAGTCATCTGCATAGAAACATATATCTTAGAATAACCGAGCGTAGTTACATAATCCATGACCCTTTCTAGCTCAGAAAACATATAAAAGTTGCAGTTGCCCGGAACCGCATATTGATAAAGATCACAGTTAAGAGCGATGGCCATCCTAGGACCATAACAGTATTTTAGTTGAGCAGGAAGATTATATCTTTCTATACCTGTGGCAATTCCTTTCAATGTTTCACCATAGGTCCAACTTTCACCTATTACAACCAACAGTTCGGTTTTATTTCTTTTAATAAAAAACTCTGTATTTTTAGCAGGCTTTTCGACCCAGTCAGGTTTTAAATTTTCATCATTATAGATGATAGAATCAACCCCATCTAATATATCGCAGTCACTTTTAAAAGATAGGTCGTCATGTATGTATTTTTTTCTAAGCTGCACTACATAACTCCATAAAATCTATAAGCAAAGGAAATGTAGATCTAAAATCTGTTCCTCTGCGCAGATCGTATTCTTTAAACCAGTTGTAAAAGTCTCTACGACCTTCGTTAATTTTTTCTTCGCTATATTTTGCAGTTTCCATGTAATGGACCACACGCTTAAACTTTTCTAGTTCATAATCGCTAAACTTAGTACGATCATTATTATCTAGATTATTTTCGATAAACTTTAAATGATTGTACATAAAAGGCATAAACTGATCTTTGGGCAATATATTCATGTCATATTGTAAAGGTTCTTTTAAGAACGGTGTATCAAATCTAACACGTTGCCATTTATTTTGATCTGTTCCATTATACTTAATGCGCCATTCAATGATCTTTTCTAACAACGATTGAAAGTTTGTAACTGTTAGTATGTTAAAAGTTATCATGAAAGTGATAGGCAAAGAAGTTCTAGTTAGATATTCATTTAGATTTCTTTCCCAAACAGTTAGATCTAGACCAGTACGTATATATTCGGCCTGAGGTCCCCATGTATCAATGCTTGTGAATATTTTAAAATCTTTGATTTTTTTATTTTCAACTAGGTTGTTAACTTTTTCTATTAAACGATCTATCAAAATAGGTTTGACACCAAAGTTGGTGTTGATGTTTAGTTCCAGATTAGGCAAAGGATTTTTTTCAAGATCCTCTAACAACCTCCATGTACTCTGCTGTATTAGAGGTTCGCCGCCTGTGATACGCAAGATAGTTAATGTCTTGCGTACTTCGGGCCACCAACGCCACCATGCTTCCACATAAGGATTATCCTCTTCTTCATAGATCTTAAACCAATCAATGTCATTTCTATGATTCTTTACCATAGTATAAGGACCGTGATCTTTGATCTCTTTATAATAACTACTACTGTGTTTAGGATGGCAATACCCGCATTTAAAGTTACATTCGTTGCCAAATGATATTTCAATATACTGTGGATTTATATTTTGATCCCAATCCCCGTCCTTGATTTGTGCAAATCTTTCGGGCGTGTAGATAGTAGAGTTTCGTTCTTTACGATCACTAATATAGTCCTCGCCCATTGCTTCGATATTCCAGCAATAGTTACAACCGCTAGGTTTTCCTCCATTGAGCATTTCAAGACGTTCATGTTTCTTTTGATTTGTGTTATGCAGAGCACCTGGATCTATAATGATTTCTTCTAAAGAGATCTTGTGTGGCGGCGGATGATAACAACTATGGGTTTCTCCGGTCTGCAAATAGATAGTGGTATGGTGCCATTTAGCTAGACAAAAGGTAGGCGATATTTCATTCATTATAGGAATGAATTTTTTAATCCTCGATATGTCGTTCATTGAACTTTTCCTCTAGCCATGCAAAATCATTTATCTTTTTAAGAGCTTCTATATTATTTCTATTTTCATAACCATAGTCTCGGCCTTGTCTAGCACCGTCTAAAGCATATTTGTCTATGGTTTCTGTGCACCATACATCTAATCTCTGTTGTGTTTCTTCGTCAACTTGTCCTGTAATAATCCTGCTCGATAACTTAGAACATTCTCTAAATGCCGATTTCCAACTATTGAATGGATCTGTATTAAACTTGTTGATGTTTGATACTTCTGGCATGGCTCTAAACCTACCAGAAATACTAGTGGTCATATCTGGATTGTCAACCTTCATATCTAGTGTTAACTTCGTCGGGAGGAGTTTGACACCACCGTTTCCGTATTCAAGACCGTTGACTTCGTTACGACTACGCCATACAAAAACAATATCTTGATCTACTTTTAAGGGTCGATGATCAAAGTTAAAAGATTCTAATACCTCTGCATCAGCATCAACTACCCAAAACATAGGTGTAGAAACCTGCTTCGCAGCTTCTATGTGTGCGTTGTGTATCCCTTTAACACCGTCAATACGTTTTATATCTCTCTTAACTTTTTCCTGCAGCTTCTGATAATGTTTATCGGCATACGGTTCGTGATATGAGATAAAAACTATATCAAAGTCTTTAGGTTGACTGGCAACTATGTCTACTTCTTTCTTTGTATGAAAGAATCGTTTTTCAATCTCTCGACGTGCATACACATTCCTTTTAGGAAACAAACATATTCCATCAAAGTTATTTCCGTTTTTGAAAATATGTACTATCGTTTGATTATACTTGGGTACCTGATAGCTAAAATCAAAGTCGTTAGGTTTGACATCATTCCATACAGCATAAAACATGTCTGTCTCAGAAGTTTTTAATGCATTCTGATAATCTTCGTAACTTGAAATATTAAAAACTTCAAAAGACCTCGGAGTGCTGGCTAAGATGTCTACTTCTTTTTTATTTGTGAAAAATCTATTATCAAACTCACGCTTGGTTATCTTTTCATTCCTAGAAAATAAACATATGCCGTCATAATACTCTCCGTTCTTAAAAACATGAGTAATGTTTCTGTGAAAGCTATCGTAAGCAGGAACATAATAATCAAAATCAAAATCTACATCGATGTCATTCCAAACCGCCCAAAACATTTCAAGATTTGAATGTTCGACAGCATACAGATAATCATCGTATGACTTAATATAGAAAACTTCAAAAGGAATAGGATTACTGGCCACAATATCTATTTCTTTTTTATTCATAAAGAATCTGTTTTTAAACTCTCTATTAGAAATGGATATTGTTTTGTTTATAAGACATATACCATCATAGGTATTTTTATTTTTAAAAACATGGGTGTATTCTTCATCCCATTTTGTTGCTCGATAACTGTTCAGATTAAAATCAGAAAGTATAAGATCATCCCATATTAACCAAAACATCTTAGTAAAAGATTTTTTCTGTATCTGATCTATAGACATATTTTTGTCAAGGCGTTGAGCATTAGGATATCTCCTCTTTAGAGTTTCCCATTGTTCACCCAGACCACCAAAGAAAAATATATCATACATTTTCGTTCATCTGATAATATGTTAGACCCAGATTAATAGTTTCGTCATATAGATCTAGCGTATATTTGCTCTGCGCCGCATCAAGCCAAGGCCAATCGAGACCAAGTTCATGCTTGATTTGTTCTCCTAAATCTTTGATAGCTTCTACGAGACCTTCACCATTTACTTCTTCATATGGTCGGCCATACTGATTCCATATTCCTCTTAGTATTTCAAAATCTCTAACATCTACATAGTTCCACTGAGTGCAGTTGGTCATCCATGTTCCCAATCTAGCTCCATAGACTGCATAGATACCATTTTCTTCATGTGCTCCTACGGTTGACCACATACGGAGTCTATGTATGTTATGCCACCATATCTGCTGCTTGATTTCCTGTGGAGGAACTTTTACTCCATCGAGCAAGGTCATCTTGACACCTTCACGAAATCCTGCTCGCCAGGCTTGAAAAGGTGAACCTGTAATAACGCTTTCAGAATACACTCTAGGAAAATTACGATATCCATCTTCCCAACAAAAATCTACCTGTGCTCGTTCGCTTTCTGCGTTTTCATGAGTACGCATGTTTAGAACAAAATCTTTACGCCAGATTTTTAAACCACCATTGCCATATCGTAGTCCATTGATAGAGTTCCTTCCGCACCAGCCGTAGACCTGTATCTTAGGATCATCCATCTTAAGATCGAGATTGAAGAAGTCAGGATTTACGATGTTATCTGCATCTACAGTTATAAACCAATCAGTTTCTGATAACTCTGCTGCGGCTTTATGTGCATGATCACTGCCTTTCACACCATGTATTCTTTTTGCCCAGGGCACTTTATTACACAAATCTGCATAATGAAGATCTGCATTCGGTTCGTCATAACTTAGAAACACTACGTCAAACTCAATGACTTTCATAATATCTCCAATACATAACTCTTAAATATTCTTCTAGTATACACACTGAACTTTTCAGGAAGATTAATATTTTCAAATATCTTTGCCTGACCTACTAGTTCATCTAATCTCACAGACAGCATCTTGATTAATACATTAGGATCGTTATAATCAGTCAATAAGAAATTCATCAATGTGTCTCCGCCCCAATGTACTGAACGCTTTGGTCGTGGTTGGAACTCTTCAGCCTGTATATACGTTCCATTTAAATCTTCAGTCAACTCAATCTTTAATGTTTTAGAAGTAGTATCATAGGTAATATAGATATCGGGTATTTCTACACCAGACCATCTTTTATCTATTACTCTATGGACAACATCGTCTATCTTGAAAACAGATTTCATTTCTGTTATTTCAAGACTATCACCCATCGGATCAACAAAACAAGAATGTATGCTAATAGTACCCTTTAAGATTAACTCAGCGATTTCTGTGTCAACAAATACTTTAAACTTCTCATCTGGAAATGCAGACTTAGGCCCAACGCTGATAACTTTGCCAGTATCCTTGTCATAGACTGCGACATATCTTACTTCAGGAACTTCGTATTCTGAAAGCCATTTATCAAAATCGATCATTTCTTCCATGCTATTTCCTCAAGTATATTGATAAGCTCAGGAGTAATAGTATCCTTTTCAACATAGTGAACTATATCGTGCTGTTGATAGTTTCCTATTTTTAACTGTCCTTTTCTATTAAGATAAAACCCTACATGGTCTGTTACTGTGTCAGCAGGCCAAGGCCAGTTTTGTACCATCGGTTTCATATGCACTACTCTAGGAAACTCTAGGTCATAGGCGATCTCATCCGCAATATCTAGTATCTTAGCTGCCAATGAGAAAGCTTCATCTGTTCCTAAAACTTTAGGTTTTAGTTTTGATAGATATACATTTGAAAATTGTAAAGGATTTTTTATGATATGTCTACCTAAAGAAAAGAATTCTTTAGCCATCTCACTATCACGTTTAAAAAAAGTATAAAAGCTATAAAGATTTGGCAGTTCGTTTTTTGTAAAAGTTCTTCTATACTCATCAGAAGTTATTTTTTCACCTCTATAAGTAAACCCTTTATTGGCTACATATAACTCAGTGTTTTCTAAAAAATAATCAATCCAATGACTGTAATCTCTTAAAAATAACATATCAGCGTCTAGACAAACCGTTGCGTCAAAAGGACTTAATCGATCCATCCAAGAACGCCCATCCCAAAATGTTTCTTCATTCCATTCAATAATATGATCAAAAACCCATTTAGATTCGAATCTATCGAGATACATCTTGTCATCGATCACCAGTGCTACTTTATCATACCCTTCTTTTTGAGTGTTCTTTATACTCAGGGCAAGAGCATATGCCATCTGAGAATAATCTGCTTTATCTGACGTTGACACGATTATAAGATAACCAAAGTTCATATCAACCTCATAAGATTTTCTGCATTTCTAACTATACTTTTTTTATTCATTACATGCACATCTGTATCTTTTATAGTCGCAGGGCAATAGTTAGCATCTACTTTACCGGACAATAAAAAAGTTAGTTTTCCGTTATCATCTACAGAATGTAGTATATCCTTATCTATGGTCGTTAGTACCGGAGGCAATGACATTACCGGTTCCTCAAAGCCATACAATAAATGATTTGCTACACTAAAGCTGATATCATTTCTGTATTGCCTCGGATCAAATCTAAAAAGATCTCCATAATAAGAATAATGAGTCCTAACAAAATCTACTGTTTCAAAAAACATTTTTGAGACATCGTCTTTAGTAAACATTACTGTTGTTGCCCAGAACAGTTTTACTCCTGTATCAGAAATGTAGTTGTCATGATATCCGTTCCTAGAAGGAACAACCATATCATTCATAGAATCAGAAACTAATATAGATTCGTCTACATCCCAATATTCAGACAATCTATCAGAAAAAATTAAAAAATCGCTGTCTATTAATAATGTTCTATCGTAGGGAGTTAGATCCCAAGCACTTGCTCTGTTAGCATTAACAAACGGAACTAATACATCAGAAAATTTTCCATCATGTAATCGACGTTGATTATCAGTTAAAGGTTTTTCAACGATAATAAACGCTTCAAAGACTTCTTTGGCTTTTTCTACTATTTCCGATTTTGCCATCCATTCTAATGTAGAAGCATCTGTCACTAGTGTTGCAGGAACATTAAGATGTTTACGTGCTAGACCCCCGGCTATCACTGCCATAAGGGCATAGTCTATTTCTCTATTGTTATGAGCAAATATTAGAATACCGTTGGTCATAGGTCTAATAACTTTTCTACAGATCTACTCTTTCTAAGATTTTGATATTGCTCGTGATATTCGTAGACCGATGTGAAATATCTATCTAATATTTCATTCATAAAAATATTAAGGTCGGGGATTAAGACAGGATTTCCGTTAGCGTCGATCAACGGAACATTTTGCGTTCTTTCTTGGTCGATCAAAAACTTAACAAATGCTATGAGTGTTTGATCAATCTTAAAGATTCCACCAGATGCGCCATAGGTGAGTTTGGCTTCGATCTTTTCTTTGAGGGTTTTTCTTTGGATAGAAAAGCTCTGACGATAGTTCGAAAAGTCAAGAGCCTGCTTGAGTTGTTCTTCCATTGTTTCTCCTGATTAACATAGCAGTTTATTTATTATGCTATGATAACCAGGAAAATTTATGTTGTTATAGCGTTGATTGTTATAACTGGAGTCGAAACAGTGAAGTTACCTGCACCAACAGGAACTAATGTTCCCGAGGCAGCTAGTGTCGAAACGTTTAGACTAAAAGTTCCATCAACAAAGTCAGGACCTCCAGAATCGCCTACGTGAGCATCGTTCCAGGTAATCTGAAACTCAATGCTGCTGGCTGTTCCTGAGCTATTGTTGGCTATTCCAGGAGTCCTAGCTGCCAGAATATAAGAGTTAGAACCATAGGGAGTGCTTGCACTCGCCGAATAGAAGTTGCTAAAAATATTACTGCATCTATAATAGTTTAGATTATCGTTAGGAGATGTTCCAGTACCGGGCTTGTTTCCGCCCCAAGCGACTGTGCCCACCGAACTTAATAGATTAGTCCAAGATGTATTTTGCGGAATATTTTGACCTCCGCTGCGACTAGAGGTAAATCTTATTTCTCCGCCAGAGTTGAAGAAGTATCTAGCTTGATCTGCATTGGAAAATGTAACTGTGACTGTACACTGAATACGCACTGACCAAGTATTTCCGTATACCCCCGGCCATGTTTGTGTAACCGTGCCAACATTGGTCGTATAAGACTGGCTAGGGGCTATCGTAAACTTATTTGAAACAACGGTGTTAGCCCACGAATCAAGCTGTGTAACTGGAGAGTCGGTGGCAGCTGGAGTAAATGTAGTGCTGTAACGTATTGTATTTCCTTCAGCCACGACCGCTACTGCAGGATTGGTTCCTTGTTGATGTTTATAACAGTTTATGATGTCATATCCAAGCTTCATCCAATCGTTGTATGAAACTTTCTGCCCTTCTGCGACAGCAGAACTGACAACAAACTGACCATACCCAGAGTTACTAGAACCTGTTCCTATTATAGGAACTACTTTGTTTCGGATGCTATTGTAGTCTGCTTGACTGATTTTATCATTAACTGCCATGGTAATATTTACTTTATCAGGTAGCGGTAATCGAAGATAGCGAATATGTAGGACTTACGATACTAAATGTTCCTGTAGGAAATAGTGTTCCAGCAGCTTTGGCTTCCTCTACTGTTAAAGATAGTGTACCATCTACACCATCGCCCGGAGGATTCACATAACCAGTGAGCACGTCAGGATCGACGTATGCATCAACCCACCTGATTTTGAATATTATCTGTGTGGCAGTTCCGTTGATATTATTAGCAACATCACATTTTGCCTCTACCTGATAATAGCTATTAGAATAAGGAGCACTAGAAGCTAGATATTTAAACAGCTGATAGTTATTTGTTAAAGTATAATAGCTTAGTTGTTTTGTTTTGTCTGCATCAAAAGCTATCGTTCCTACTGAAGAAAGTATGCTAGTCCATGCTGCATTTTGTAGTGTTGCTACACCGCCGGTCCTTGTTGATGTTAAACGTATACTTCCGCCGCTATTGAAAAAATATCTTCCTTGATTTGCATTGGCAAATGTCACTGTTAGCGTTGCTGTTGCCTCAATCGACCATAAACTTGTATAAGTGGCATTGGCTTTGCTAGTTACCGCGAACTGTCCAAGTCCGACATTGAATCTAGTAAGTGTGGCCTGATCTGCGAGATTATCATAATCAGTATTTGGATTACCTGCACCGTATCTTATTGGATCAGTCTTCTGTATTTCCACTATAGATGGCATCACACCATCTTGGTGAAACTTGATAGACATGAGATCATATCTTAAGGCATCCCACTGTGCTTTGGTTGCGGTTTGGCCGCTGGTTACATCAGCACTGTAAACAGTCTGTCCATACCCTTTATCTGCTGATCCGGTGCCTAAAAGAGCTATAATCTTAGCACGAATGCTAGTATAGTCTACCGCAGCAATCTGTGATCCAACTGCTCCGCTCATTATAACACCAATACTTCAATGATTTTTTCGCCTTCATCATCGCTCGATTCTAAGGCGACCCCAAACACTTTTTTATCTCCAAATCTATCTGAAACTGCTACACCATTTGGTCCCGGGCACATGTCATCGCCCTTGGAAACTGGGCCTAACACTCTGCAAGGTACACGACCTTTTAGTGCGACATAAACACCACCCTCGAGGTCTTTATTCATCATATAGGCTGGGTTTGTACTAATAACACCAATGGCTCTATCCCCACCGCTGGCTTGTGTAATCTCTGCATCGCCGCCGATTGTAACTACTGTGCCAGGTGCATATTCTTGGTCTGGCAAATATTTTTCTGCAAGGTCAGCGTAACGTGCTGCTGTTGCAGTACCATCAAATAACACAGCTACTAGATTACCGCCGGATGTTCTAGCTGCAATGGTACTTCCTGTTGCTGTTGTTTTTGCTGTTTTGTAGTTAGGATCAGAATCGATAGCTGTGTCATCGATCTTGATACGATCTGCTTTATCAGCAGTTCCAACAAACTGATTAGCTATGATATTTCCGCTGCTATTTCTAACAGGAATCGATGTTTTATCAATACTACTAGGTAACGAAGTGCTAGGAACAAAGTTTGTAAGAGTTGTTGCGTTAGTAGCTGTACCTGTAACGTTACCAGATACAGTTCCAACAAGATTACCACGTATAGTAGCACCGGTATATCCTATTTCTTTAGTAGAACCATTAACTAAAATAGTCGCGTCAACAGCCGCTACTGTTCCTGTATGTGTTCCAGTACTATTGCCTGTGACATTTCCTGTTAGATTGCCATGGAAAGTAGTGGCATAAACATCGGACCATCTATACCCAGTATTACCGATTGTATAAGCATTATCTGCACCTGGAATCATTCCAGTATTATCAAAGATAGCAACGTCTTCTGCAGAGTTGTTATAGTTGATACGAATAGTTACTGGATTTCCATTATTGATACTTTCTAGTAGCGAACTGGTATTACCTTGTACGTTAGTACCAATATGTACATATAGGTCTTTACTGTTACCTACATAGTATCCGGCATTCTGAAAAGTAACATCTTGATCAAATGTAATGCTACCTTTTCTAATATATTCTGTCGCTTCAACACCACCTAAGCTAACTGCATTACTAGCGGTACCCCAGAAATATGCTGTACCGGTTGTAGTAATACCATTAGAGTTAGTATTAACTAAAGTAATGCCTTTCTTGATTAGAGAAAATCCTGTAATCGGATTAACATTGTTTAACACAAACTCAGATTCGCTAACGACGGCCATTACTTTGCCGCCTGCAATGATCTTTAATATCGTTTGGTTAGCGTTTGTGTCGTCTTTGACAACCTGAGAAGTTACTGAGCTTGTTCCTAGTTCTGGACTAGCCTGCGGACCAATCAATACATATTCAGTTCCGGACCATGTGTATAGCTGTTTAGCACTAGTATCAAACCAAAACTCGCCTGTTGCTAGTCCGGATGGAGCAGATGATCCGGTTTCAGCACCGCCGGCAACTTTAAACTTGCTACCGTCATAGTACTTCAGCTTCTTATTTCCGCTGTCATACCATATTTGTCCAGTTAGTGCCTTTGGAGGGGGACTGGTGTTTGAAAAGTTTTCTAGAAGATAAACAAGATTTTCGTTTTCAATAGCACCGTAACCGGCGTAGTTTTTACCTACGAGATTAAGATCTGTGCTAGTATCTACGGTTCCGTCTTGTACGGTTACTAAAAAAGAACCGTTAAATTTGTTAATTGTATATGCCATTGGGCTGCTCCACCTTTATTCGTTATATTTATTAGAGTTTCATTATGTAAAACAATGCTACATAGGGCGGTAATGTTTGTACCACAATATCTCCGCTGTTTGCTGTTACTGTTATACTGTGATTGTGATTTCCGTCAGTGCTAAGGCTGTGATTGTGCGGAGCTCCTGTTGGCCCGCCACCTGCTGTATCAGTTCTGCTTGGAAACCCATAATATCCGTTGTCTCGATCTCCGTCACTAGCGTTTCCAGCGTAAAAGCTAGGATAGATGTATGTTCCATTTCTATCATATGCCGAGGCTGTACTGCCTCCAAGACCGTAGTCACCGACGATCGCGTAAACGTCTGTAAAGTTATGATAGTGTTCGGGCATCATAGCAGCACTTAGCGCAGTACTGCCAGTAGAACCACCGTGACTGTGAGCTCCTGCTGCCGATGTTGTACCTGTAAAAGTAAGATTTACATTGTTAGTTGATGATGTAGAACCACCTGTAGTACCCATTGTATAAGTGCTTCCTGCACCAACAACAAACTTGTTTCGTAAATCTGGGGTTCCGTTTGTACCATCGCACAAGCCCCATCCACTAGGTACGGCATTAGATGCTCCATACCATTGCATGATCATACCACGAACAAAAGCTGCTCCCCAAAATGGAGGATTTCCTGTACCTGCGGTCTGCAATACCTGACCCGGTTGTCCTGGCGGCAGCATCGTTGTGGTGCCTGGTCCAGACTGATATGGCAATGAACCGATTTGGCCGCTATCAAGATTCGTTGCGTTTATAGCGTGATCAGCTGTAGGAGCATTTCCTGTAATATCACCATGGAAAACTGTACCGTATACATCGGCAGTGTACAAGTCTCCAAACTTTTTATTAGGTGTTCCTAGCAACCAACCACCATCTGTATCAGGAATAATCGCAGGTAAAGATGCACCCCCTTCGGTAATAGTCACTGCACTAGGAGTTAATCTCAATGTAGGATAGCTGCCTGAAATCGTTATGTCTTGTATCGATAGATTAAACTCTGTGTTTGCTTTAATTTTACCAATAGATCCATCAACTAATAGGCTAAAGTTGGTTGTGCTGCCGTTACCTAGTTTAATGCCCCCAAATCCCTGAACTGACAACTCATTTAGATACCCAACCTTGGTAAGATTTGAGTTGATTATGCCTGTATTTAGATCAGTACCGATTAAATTTTCTGCATCAACAGTTACATCAATATTAGCTGAACCGTCAAAGAGGACTCCGTTTATAGTCCTCGCGGTTTGTAATCTAGTTGCAGTATAGCTATTACCAGTTAATACTGCACCTCTAAACTCATTGGCTGTAATGATATTAAAATCGCTGATGCCGGTTGATGTAACATCACCAGTGACGTTACCTGTTAAATCTGCTGTGATTCTGTTTGCAGAAAAGTTTCCTGCGGTATCACGTGCAACAACTTTGCCTATAACATTATTTGGACTAGCATCTACACCCCAGGTAATATCAGTACTACCATTAAAGTTGCTACCTGTAATATAACTACCTTTCTTTAGTATGCCAGGTGTTGATGCTGTAATAGTTATATCAGACTGCCCGTCAAAAAATACTCCGTTGATTTTTCTTGGTGTTTCTAATCTTGAAGCTCTGTCGGCAAGACCTACTATATCCCCTTTAAGTTTAACAAACTCTGCTAGATTGATACCTTTAATGAGATTGTTAAAACCTAAAATACCAACATCAGGTCTAATAGTAAAGGCCGCACCGGATACTATAGCAATAACTTCGCCCGCTATTAACAGCTCTATTACAGGATGAGGGTTATTATTAGAGTCAAATAATACTGTAGATATGGCTCTGGTCATTGCGCCAAAGCCTTCAACGTTTTCAGGACCTATTAATGCCCATTCATCGCCGTTGAATACATAAAGTTGATTGATAGGAGTCTTTAACCATAGAGCTCCTGGAGCTGGATTTTCTGGTTCTGTATCCTGCACTGACCCGCCAATAGGGTGCCATTCAGTACCATTGTACACATTCATGGTATTATTTGATGTATCAAACCATGTTTGTCCGCTAATAGGTCTCAGTGGCGGTTTATCATTGGCAAAGTTTTCTAACAGATATAAGAAGTTTTCATTCTGTTGTGTGCCATAGCCAATATAATTTTTACCTACTAGCCCAATGCTAGTAGTTGTATCTAACGTTCCATCTTGTAGAACAACAAGCTGCTGGCCGTTATATCTGTTAATAATGTAAGACATGTTCTATGCGCTCCGATCTCATTATGGTGGTAATACTGTGTCGCCTACAAACTGCCAGTTATTTGCGATAATCTGGAATATCTTAACGATACGTGTAACTGAAATTGTGCTAGGCGGAATGATTGCTGTGTTAATAGCAACGTTTGTAACTGCTGGAGCTGTACCTGTCGGAGTATTAAATGTAGCCGTACTCTGATTGAGCAAGGGATTTATATCTAATGTAGTAGACTGAGGACTTAGAATATTACATAAGACTCTAGCAACGGCTCCATTTCTAAAATCAGCAGGTGGCGCAACGTTATTCAAAATATTTGTGATGATGTAAGAGTTATCTTTACCATCTGAAAGATCAATACTTAATGCTACCGGACGTGTTTCTAATCTATTATCTGTATATTCTTTAGTCGCAGCATCTTGGGCACTGACCGGATCTCCCATACCTGTGATTCTTGGATAACCTTGAAGGGCTATATTTCCATTCCCATTAGGTGCTATCTCTAAATCTTGGTCGGTTTGAAGTGTAGAAATCCTATTATCTTCCAACTTCATATAAGGTACAGGTGGAACACCTGGGCCAATATTAACTACAGACTGTGTACCAAATGATGTAACCCCAGGAATACTAGTAATATTAGCTCCCAACGAGTTTCCTGTTAAAACTGGAACTCCGTCGATAGCAAAATATTTTCCTGCTGCGAGATTGATATGTTCTGAACTATTCCATGCTTTACTGTATAAAGCAGGCAACGCATCAATATATCCTCCAGCAATAGCTTCTGAACTATTTGAACCCGCGGCTGCTCCGCCATCTGACCAAACAAAGACATGTGCTGTAGCACCTTGTACTATCATGCCACCTGTATCAGCATTTGCATCAGTAGGTAAGACTCCCGTAGTTTTTGCCAATACAATATTTTTATCTTCAACCGTTACTGTGGAAACGTTGACTGTAGTAGTGTCACCATTTACTGTTAGATTGCCAGCGATAGTTAGATTACCTGCAAGATTAACTTGGCTTTCTGGTTGATTAGGATATATGTCAATCGTCCTTGTCGATCCTGATATCCTAATGCCTGTTTCGGCTGTAATGTCTTTACGTACATTAATAAACAAATCTCTATTAGATGCAGAGTTAGCTAATATCACATCACCATTGGTAACTCGCAATGTCGCTTGGTCAGCACTACCGATAATAATACCAAGGTCTGTGGTAATCTTCAACTGCCCTTGCATCGAGTTCGCAGTATCTGTTCGAACATAGTTAGCGGCTGGAACTGCATTTAAGTTTTCAGCATTAGTGGCCGTTACATTAAACTTTAATCCGGTTAGTGTACCTGCATTGAAACCAGGAATAATGCTGCCTGAAAACCCTGTGATAGCATTCTTTGGAGTAAATGAATCTTTAGCAAATATTCCAAGTAAAATTCCGTTATTATACAATGATGTAATAACTCTAGTTTGATTTAATGTATCTAATATACTTTCAATCTTTAGACCACTTACACCTTGAGTCACTGAATAAGCAGGCGCTAACAATATCGTGCTAGTACCGTCATAGAAAAATAGTTGTTTGTCTACATCATTGAACCAAAGATCACCAACACCCAACGTCGAAGGTTGGGTACTCGAAATAGTAGCAGAGCTCACGGGAACAAAACTAGTTCCTGTATAAACCTTTAGTTTTCCTTCTGCGGTATCAAACCATATCTGTCCTCGTATAGGATGTGATGGTTTTGTACTTCCTGAAAAATGTTCTAGAAGTTTTATTAAATTTTCATTAAGGGCTTCTCCAAAGCCGCTGTAGTTTTTTCCGATCAAAGTAAGATCAGTCGATAATGTATCGATTTGACCGTCTGCAACTACAGCTACTATTGATCCGTCTGTTCTGTTAACTTGATACGCCATGTTCTTGCCCTATTAGGTTGTAGTTGTTGTAAATGCCGGAGGACCAGATCTAATAATGTAGTTCACGGTTAGATATGGATTCATTATACCAACTGCCTGTTTTAATGTATAATCAACTGTTGGTTTCTTAATGCCTCCTGTAGTATTAAGATACTGTGCGCCACCAGGTACGTTCGGTCCAAGGCCAGTTGTTGCAGGAGAGTTAATAGCAGTATCCACTCTGACTGCAGAATATTGTATTCCATTTACTAACATAGAATGTTCGTGATCTGGAAGATTTGACAGGTCTAATGTAACTGAACTCTGACCAGCAGAGCCGCCGATGCTTTGTGCCTTGATGTCAGGTACTCGACCAGCCGTGCCGCCGCCTGCATCAGTAAACCCGCCCAATGAGTTTGGAACACTCTGAGCATTATCCATATTGTCTCTGCCAAGAGCAAAGCGTCCTCGCATATCCGGAAGTCTAAATGTTCCTACACCAACTAGTGCTGTGGATCCATTATAAGTCGTTCCAATGATGTCATAAAGATCTGGATATTTTACACGCTCTACTTCTGATCCATCGCAGAACAAATATCCGTATGGTGGAAGTTGTCCTGCATAAGGGAACATAGTCCCTATAGGAACACCTAGATCTCCGATAAAAGTATTTCTAGTCTGTTTGAGAAGACCGCTAGCTCCACCTTGTCCTGCCAAGCTAGGTCTATAGGTTAATACTAAATCCTCAGCGTTAGAATAGTTAGGATTAGGAAAATCTTTACTACTGATAATATTTGATGTCAGCGATGTAACAAATATTTTTGTAGAACCCCCCACTTGCCCATCAAAAGAGATCGAAGGACTAATGACGTCTCCTTCAAGTTTAAAAGTTGTTGCTGTTCTCAAACTGGTTGCTGTGTTGGCGTTACCACTAATGTTACCATTCAAGATACCTTGTATTTCATCAGCAACGATAGTTTTTGCTCTCACAGTTTTCCAACGCTTGCTTGTCGAGCCCAGGTCAAATGTTTCTGTTGCCGATGGAACTACTCCACCTAACTGGGATGTTCCTGATACTGTTAGATCAGTACCGATCAGTACATTCTTTGTAACAGAAATGCCACCAAGTGTTCTTAAACTTCCGTTTGAAAGATTAGTACTCTGTGTGGTATTATTAATAATAACTGAACCGGTTATTTGTAGGTTACCGTCAATATCAAGAGCTTCTTCTGGCGCTAAAACATTAACACCTACAGACGTTCCTTTAACTCGAAGGACTGTGTTTGGTATTCCGTCTTTGTTAGTTTGTAAATCTAAAGAGCTTCCCGATTTAGAGTTGTAAATCGATGCTGATGTATTGTCATTAGATATACGGAAATCACTGTTAACACCTAGAGTTAAACCTTCATTGCTTCGAATAATGATCCCATAATCTGTTGTATTAGAAATATCCGATCTTAAAAACTTACCGGCGGCAACTTCTGTACCACCGACATTTAGTGCGTCCGCATTTTTTGCTGTTCCAAAAAGTTTAGGAATGTACCCGCCTTGAAATTTATCTTGTGTTGTTGCATCTGGGATATGGATGTTGATACCAGAATGTATAGGTACGGGATTTATTGCTGTCGGACTAAACCCTGGAATGTTTACTTTTGGTGTAAAACTATCTTTACTTACAATGATGATAGGTACATCAGCGATATAGAAAACTAAAATATTTCTTGTTACGTTGTCGCTATCTGATATAGCTTCTACAGCCGGTCCGTATCTTAGACCATCAACTGAACTTTCTGCAGGACCTACAAGAATCCATCTAGCACCTGTGAAGATTCTTAACTGTTGATTGGTTGTGTCAATCCATAACTCACCAACTTTGGCTGTTTCTACACTTGGTTCAGAAGGACCTTTTTGTATTCCTGAAGCTGCTTTCCAATCACCATCGTAAAGTTTGAGCTGTGCATTTACTGTATCGTACCAAACCTGACCCACTGTAGGGTTAACTGGTTCGGTTCCAGCGGCAAAATTTTCTAGTAGATGTAGAAAGTTTTCTGCTATAGTTTGACCGTATCCTGTTACATTTCTACCAGGAAATGTTAGACTGGTGCTAGAAGTGTCTGACGTATTGTCATAGACAGTGATAATCTTTGTTTTATCAGTACTGGTTACATTATATGGCATTTATTAAGCTCCAGTGAATCCAGTTAGACTCTGAATACGTATTGTATAATCAATCTGTAATAACCTATTCAAAGATTTTTGTACGGGGTGAAATACCACGTGTGTAAGAAGTTTACCTGTTCCGCTAGGATCGTAACTTCTTAGACCAAGTTCGTCAAAAACAAAGTTTCCGCTTAAATCCACAGAGTTGTCAAATGCTTCCTGATCAGTAGGTTCGCCGTAATCTAATAAACAACTAACAACAATATCCGAGTAAGTGGCTCCACTAATATGACGTATTTCCATCTTATTACGAACAGGATCTGAGTTGATTGCTGCTTGCTGATCTACTATTTTTTGATAGGTTTTGCTGTATAAACTAGAGTTTACACCGATAGTATTCGGAGTAAGATAAGTTATGAGTCCTGTAGGATCGACGGTTGTTCCGCCGTTACCAAAATCCATTTGATAGATAGTACCCAATCCCTGGTTTGATAAACTCTGTACCATCGCTACAGACATATTTTCATAATGAATAGCATTACGCTTATCTACGAATATCTCGCCGTTTTGCGGATCATAGATCTTGATATGCCCTTCAAAATGGAAACCTCCAATTTCGTTGGGCTGAGCATCAGTTTTTTGCTGTTGGTTTTCGGTCATGTTAGTCTCTTGTGGTTCCATATCAGTATTTATTCAGGTATTTTAGTAGTCTTTTCTGCTATGAATCTAGCGATCGGAGTTGTGTTTTCTAGCAGCGTAACGCCTCTAGTAACGGTATTTTCGCCTCGATCATACCAAGTTCTACCTAGTTTCCTGATGACAGTTATCAGCGTATTTGCTGGAACTGTTTCGGTTAGTCTTATGTAAGGGGTGGTTCCGTCAACACTAAACTCTGCTTCAAGAGTCTTGTATTTTCCGGATCCTTCGGCTCCTAGAGTTTCATCAAATACCTGTAAGGGATCTTTACGCAGTCTGCGGCCGCCTACAAATACTTCTATCTGATCACAAGGCCCAAAATCTGATGGGATGGTATTTTTATACCATATTGATCTAGTTCCTTTGCTAGGTGTAAACTCTAACGGTCCGATTGTTTGAGCTGTTCCTATAGTAGAATCGTCTGATTTCCCATCGCTGGTAAAATCTGTACGATCTTGCGTTTCGTTATAAGGAACTGTTTCCTTGATACCTACATCAACGACATAGCTGCCCTTGGCATGCAATGTAGCTATCGATGTTCCTAGGCTTCCTCTTCTGAGTTTAGAAAGAACATTTCCAACCTTAGATAGATACTCAATACGCTCGTTGTTTATGGTTATTATTCCAGGAATATTTCTAGAAGGAATAGGATCTGAAAGTTCAGTAGAATCTGTAACTTCTAGTGAGGTGTCAAAATAGTTCAAATCTTTTGCCAGTACAACATCCATTCCTTGTGAATACCTCTTGAAGTGGTAGACATTTAACATGTCTTTATAGATTTCATATCCACTAGGTAATCTATAGATCTGAGACCCAAATAAAAGAATTTTTATATTATCATCTTCAGTAGTCTTGTTCTTGAGATATATCAATGATCGATCTTGATCTACATAATAATCAACATCTTGTGACAATCTATCTCCATTTTTATAAACCCATACATAGCTTACTGATATAGGGCTGTGAGAGAGTCGGTATTGTACCTTACCACCAGTATATTCGTCTGAGATTAGATCCATCGAAGTATATTCGTTGAACCATGTAACACCAATAGTGTCACCGTCAACTAATGATATTGTATCTAATAAAACTAGACTATTGTTTTCTATTTTATAATCAGATATAAAATTTGTTTCTATTTTAATAACATCACCTTTAGTCAATGATTTTGTGATAGTAATAGTTTTAGAAGTACCATCATAGACATAATCTTGAATAAAAGTCTTAAGTTCATCGTTAATATAAACAGAAATGTTGCTAGTTAGTACAGCACCCGGGCCGGTGTAAGGATCTTCTCCTAGAACAAAATCTTTAGTTACTCCATCATAGACAAAATAAACACTATCGGGTCCCTTTAATGCTTTTCCGTTAACTTCGACTATCATCGATGACGCGGCCGATGCGTTAAGAACATTATTAAAGTTGGCACCGATCTGAGATACTAGTTTAGGATCTTCAGTTACAGAATGATTTAAACTAAAGGTTCTTGTACTTCCTTCATAGTTAAACACTTGTTGATTGATCCTTACTACACCGTATCCGTCTAATACATTACCGTTTTCAGAACCTAAAACAAGTATAGATATTACATCACCTAGAGTTGGTTTTATACCAAACTGGACCAATGTTCTATTTTGAGAATCAACAACTCCTGTACTGTTGACGAATGCTGTTTCCTTATAGATTCCATTTACTGTTACAAATATTGAAGTAGTATCTGTATAGTTTGCATCAGTTAAAAATAAACTAGTATCACCATCAGCTACAAACTCTTGATAATCTAAAAGATTGTGGCCGCCAATACCTAAAGAAATAATTTCAATAATATTTCCCGCAGGTGCTAGGCTGTTTAAAGTTATTTCTTGATCTTTATAATCGATAGAATAATCTATAGTTTCTGTTTTCTTAATCTTATTGATATAGACTAACAAAGAGCTATTTTCGATTATTTTTTGTCCTATCTTATAAGTTAAAGTTATTCCATCTGAATAGATAGTCCTGTGGTTAAGAGGAGTGGCTCCCGACCTTGTGTTATTAAACACTTTTATAGAAAGACTATCTAGTACCTGTCCAGGAACATTTTCTTCAGGTGCAGGAACTTGTTCAGGACTTATAAATTTACCACCCTCTAGAACTATTTCTTCTGCGGCAGTACCTGAAGCAGTTGAATATGCTCCGCTCATAGCAGCTAATGTGCCACCACTTATCTTTGTGTCTAAAATGTTGGAATCATTAATAGTAACAGAACCATCACTTTCGATTTGTCTGAATACCAATGTATCACCTGCATTTAAACTCAAATAAGGAGTTAGCATTATCACAGAAGTCGATCCATCCCCTATAAAGGTAGGTATTTCTGCATGAGGATTAGTCTGCATAGAACTATCTTGCGCAGGGTTAAAATATGGATCGTCTATTCTTATAAACTGTGTGTCACCATTTCTCTTAATATAGATGTTATAAATTTGGCCAGCAGCAGGAGGTGCATCAAAAGTATACGATGCCGTACTTCCATCTGCCCTAAAATAAATGTCATTTGATGATTCTACACTGTCCCAGCTGTCAGAAAACCAAGGTAGAGCATCCCAACCACCAGTGACTTCAAATGTTGTTCCTTGTACTTGGACGCCACCAAAGTCTAGACCGGTCATTAACTGATTAAGTTCTTTTCCTAGCATTCCAGAAGCAGTAGGCGATGATGATTCTGTTAGATAATATTTGTTTATCCTGTCAACAGCATACAATAACTCATCGTTCTTTTCGTAGGTAATAACGATATTGTCACCTTTGTTTGGAGCTGAAACAAAGATTACCGATCCTTTTAATAAAGAGTAGTTGTCTATACCTTCTTTATAAATCTTTACAGAATATTCATCTTTATAAACAACATTACCATTTCTTAAAATGTTGATCTTATTCTTATTGTTAGATGGTGCATAGCTGAGTTTAAAAACAGCATTGTTTCCTTCAGCAACAAAAGTATCTGTCTTTGTAAAAGTAGAATAAGAAGATTCTTTATTAACTCGATCAAATCTCAATGAAAGATTAAATGTCCTAGTTTTAGAATCACCAAGTACCGGTATTGCTGTTGCTATATCGGTGCTGTTTCCGTTGCCGCCAACTAGTTTTATAGAAGCTCTTGTGTATCCTGAGCCAGCAGTTAACAACTCAACACCAGACACAGATCCGTTTGAGATGTAGGCTTTTGCAGTTGCGCCGGTTCCGTCGCCGTCAATAATAACTGTAGGCGGTGAATTATATTCTGATCCCGGATTAGACAACCTAATCTCAGTTATAGAATATCTATGATTATCGAGCCACCATTTCCATGGATATCTCTGAATCGTTTCTTGGGTTTCTGTTACTGATGTTATTTTTCCTTCAGATACATTATATGCAGGTGGAAGGTCAAAATCAGAAGTAGATAGTCCTGTTGTTTCTAGGGTATTATACCTACTAATGTATTCTCTCACTGTTGTTCTATATGGTTTAACTTCGTTGATATAATCTTGGAAGCTCGCAAGGTTATCATTTTTATAGTTTAACTTCTGCTCAAAAGCTCCAACATTATGTGTGGCAGTAACAAGACTAGTCTTGAACATCCAATCAACATATTTCTGTTCTGTTAATACATATCGAACTGCTACAAAGAACAAACTACTCCATTGGTCGCCGAAACCTAGATTATAGGCATTATCTTTTACTGCACGTAGAATATTTCTTAGTTCTTTAGCGTTTTCAAGATCATAAAATGCAGTATCGTATGACTTGTTATTATCATAACCTATTCCGCCAACTGTTGGATCGTATAGAGAAGGTTCTAATAAAACTGTTCCTTTTTCTCTTCCTACTAGCATCCAGTCATCTGACGGATTCGAGCTACCTTCAGAAGTTTTTAACAATACAGCCCAACCGCCAGATGCGTATTCTTTTATACGTACCATATCGCCTACATAGGTGGTAACAAACCCTAGATATGAAATATTAGGAATCTCTTTGACTATTCTGTCAACTGATGAATAACCGGTCAACCACCAGTCTTGTAAACTCCAATATCTAGTTGTATCATAAGCCTGAGTTCTTGTGCGATAGAATGTCTTCTTATCACTGTTGTAGGCATATATGCCCCAGAAGTTATTGGCTGTAGCATCTTTGTTAACCAACACTGAGAAAGGTCTAATGGATGCAGAAGCATAACTGTACTTTCTACCTTTAGTTGTAACCGTAACAGATATTATTCTGCCTTGTGAATCTATAGTTGCTTCGGCTGCTGCTAGTTCACCATCTCCGTCAATGATTACTGGTGGAACTACTTTGTAACCAAAACCTTTGCTTACTATATCAATAGTATCTACCTGTCCGTTTATGATATTCACTTGCAAAATCGCAGGTTCTACACGAGTAGTGCTTACGGTTTCAAGATCGATATCTGTGTCAACTGCTACATCATAGAGATTTAGTTGGCTGTTAGGGGCAGGATCGACTAGATTTAGGTACGTAAAGTCCAATGAATCTGTCAACGGATACGTTGACAAGAATGCATTCAGATTATCGACTGTTAATCTTAGTGCAGTTAATCGGTTAATAAACATACCTTGTCTAGGTCTAAACTCGATTCCGTATCTTAATTTCGCAGGCAGTCCCGGATCAGGAACTCTATTACCAACAGAATCGTATCCTACAAGACTGTCGATCCATTTGGTTTCAAGTTTATAAGACGGAACACCTTGAGTTGACCCTTCTCTAATCAACTGGTATTCGTTGTGTACAGGGTTTAACGAACTAGTATCTTTCTTATACTCTATATTCAACAAAGCATAATCAGTTGAAATAATCGATTTGAAGTTATACAACAAAAGAGTATTTTCTGCTGCTATGCCTACAAATGCTGTTCCCGAACCAATAGGGTTATTAATATATGAAGCCACTGTTGATGCTGATATATTTCTGCCTATAACATTAGTAGGTAAAATAGTTTTATTTTTTACCCAGTAATAGTAGTACGTTTCTGTTGCCGCACCAGTCGACGCATTATATAGAATACGTTGAGAATAGACATCGTCGTTAGGATATAAAGGTTGTCCTGAGATACCGTTGGCTATTCCGTTGTTTGTATCTGCTAATGCGGCCCACTCACTAGGCAACAGTTTGGTCTTTACCCATTCATAAACATCGATGCTAGAACCAGGAACTTGTCTACTCCAGTTTCCTACTCTATAAGATGTATCACCTTGTTCGTAGTACATCCACTTAGCTGTAGATGTATTCCACCATAGTTTTCCTACATGATGATCAGTCCATTCTTGCGATGGTATAACTGTTTGTAAGTCTGTACCAATAGAATACACAGCAGGATCGTAAGGAACTTTGAAAGTTAACTCTTGTTCTGCTTCGTTTAATATTTTACCCTTAGCTGGATCGATTATATCCAGATCTTGTATTTTTTTATTGTTTACATCATCGTAAAGAGAAATGCTCTTTAACTTTTCTATATCAACGACTAAGCTTCTTTGCGATAGGATCTCCCAAGAATTTACATTTTCTAGTTTCTTGAACAGTCTCACATGACCGGTCTTTTGATTTAATACGTTAGAATAATAATCAGGAGAACCAACTAAAATGTTATCTGGTGTACAATACACGCTGTAACCAAAAGATTCGTTCGATGACAGATCAGCAGATAGTTTTTCAGCTAAGAAATAAACATCTGCTTTTCTCTCGAATACGTAAACTGCTCCGGCAAAACCATAATCTTTACTAAATCTTGTAGCTCCGTGATCGAAGGTAGTAGTTCCTTCATCCTTGCTAAAGAATGTAACCGACTCATGATAAGGAGTATTCTTTGCTCCAATAACAATTTTTTCTGTATTTCCACTTATACAGATGCTCTGTCCAAAATATTCATTAGGATAATCTTCAAAACTTTCTAGTTTTTGTTTTACTCTAAAAATATTGTTTGTTAATCTTAATACATAGGCCGAACCTTGATTCTGTAGATTTATATCTCCCAGCGGACTAGCGATAACCAATGTAGTTCCTGACCAATCTAAATCCAATGATGCACCGAACTGATCGCCTACATTTATTGTTTCTACTTTAGAAAGATCGCTGTACTCAGAAAGATTATCTGCACCAATAGTCTGCACTAATCTGTAACCGGTTGATTCTTTTTTGTAAACAAAAACTTTTCCAGATGGATTCATCGTACTATCGCCAATAGACACCCACGGCAATGTTGTCGGATTGGTTCCGGTATTAGTATATGTGGAATCTGATGTGTCTGGAGCTAACTTATAGTACAATCCTTCATACTGTACTACTTCACCTTCGAAGTATTCTGTAGTAGAATTCCACACACCTCTGTACTGATCAAAAACCTGTCCATCACTAAACGGAGCGCCAACTGCAATAATATCACCTGTATAGCTCATGGCTATCGCCGAGCCATACTGGTCTCCTATCTTTAGCATTTCAACATCACTGTTAAGTATACCGTGAGCCATAGTAGATCTATCTTGAACTAGTGAGTTGTTCAATGCTAGTTCAGATGGAAGAATCTCGCCAATCTCCCATCCAGTTCCGTTATGACTGTATACGTAAACTCGACCGATGCCATCTAAAGATCCAGGAGCTGACACTATCATCGAATATGATGTACCGCTCTTGGCCATCTTAATAGATGAACCAAATAGTTCCCCGGCTGCCGGTCTTGGGCTTGCAAAAGTTTTATAATAATCCCAACCTTGAGATGTCCTTGTATAAAGAACAATCATTCCCTGTTCTGAGAATCCATCTCCCCTGGCTTCTCCATAGGCTTCAATGTTTGTTGCTCGGTCCCAATCTTCTGTGTTAAATGTTAAAGTGCTGCCATCAGGTGACACAAACTTGTTAGGTGTCCATAAAATATCATCATAAAGGACAACATCCTCAAGAGCATAACTCTTTGTAGAACTAAATGGTCCTAGATATGTATTTTTAACACCACTGGCTAAGGGAACGCCAATAGCCAACCATTGACCGTCTGGACTTACTGTAATGGCCTGACCGAATGATCCTATTGATAATGTTCTAAACTCGATCAGCGGTGATAATATCTGCTTAGGAGTCAATGCACCGTTAATATCAGAATAAACAACGGCATAGCCCGATCCCGGAATACCAACTATAGATTCTTTTGATCTATTATCATAAAAGACTGCTGCACCAGTTCTCAGTGGTGATGTTAAACCATATTCACTGATTTCTCCAAAAGAATATTGTTTGGTTTTTCTAATAACTTCCCACAGCCCGCTACCATTATCGTCAACCCATAGAGTAGATCCTTCTTTCCACAAAGCTACTTTTTCAGGATCAACCATGTCGTAGGTATCAAATCTAACTTCAGTAAACAATCCTACATTGGTAACTGTGCTGCCGTCAATAACCGGATCCTGTGCTGCAGGAGTAACAGTAACGCTAATAGTCATATCACTGACTTCAGTAATCTTATAAAATCCTGTTAGGTTAGGAATCGATCTAAAGCCTACAATGTCGCCCACAGTCAACCCATGGCGGCGATTCATTGTAACAGTAACAGTTAACCCAGATTTTACAGCATCAACGACCTTGAGGTTTGCAGCTTCTGAGAATCTCCATACGGTCCAATCAGGTGAATAAAATGTAAGCCAAAAATGTGCGCCTTCAGAAACTGTAGAAATGTCTATACCTAATATAGCGTCTGCATTATATAGAGCAAAATCAACTTGAGATGTTGCTACATATCCTGCTGTGTTTTCAGGTTCTGCCTCTAGACTTAAAGGATTTATGTTTGTAGTATAAGGTGTTGGGGAGATAGTAAAATCACTGCCAATAACTCTATAATAACGATCGCTAGAAACAGACGGAATAGAATTTACAAACAGCAGAGGCTGAGGATTTAATGGAAACTCGGATTTTTCTATCTTTATTTCATATTCTTTAAGTTGATCAACACCACCAAAGCGTCCAACTCTAAATGCCCACTCTTCATCAAGAACTAATGCCGATTCCGATGAGCGACTTATTTTATCAAAAACTTTCTTGACAGAGTTTATAGTTCCTTTTTCTCTAATGAATCCTTGATACAACTGGAACTGGGTCACTGGATCTTCTGCGAGATTCTGTAGATATTCTCTAGACTGATATCCCACAGTATGACGTGCAAGCTCTCGCTGAGTTTCTCCAATGCCTTGTGATTCAACATTAAAATAATCATCAAACTGTTTGATCTTGTAATCAAAGTTTGATAACAGTTGTTTTTCTGGAACTGTATCTAGTTTAGTCCATAGATTAGTATTGAAAGATTCTGATCCTTCTTGATTAACTTGGCTTACCCAATAGTATTGCTGATAAGCAACAATATCCCCTAGTCTATAATCTACAAATGGTTGCCATACAGCGATATCAACGTTGTCAAATAAGAAACCCGGACTTGTATAATCGCCGTACCAGTCAGTGGTACGGAATCCTAGACTCTTGATTCGTTGCTGTCTATATCCGGTTGGTTTATCATAGATGATGTCACTGAACACCGTTTTATCACTGAACACTGTTACGTGTTCTTTTAGAACATAATATAATCTAATATAATATATGCCCTCTGTAGTATTGGTAGTTTCAACAGTTATTTCTTGGAACTGTCGATCCACGTTGATATATTGTGGCTGTAAAGGTTTACCATCACTCTTTAATACCTGATAATCATAAAAGCCATCTAACAGGTTGTCTGCTACTCCAACAGGAGTCTTTATATAGACTTTCTGAGAGGCTGGACTTAATGTGATAATCGATCCTATAGCCCAGTTATGTCTGGTCCAGAACATGAACTCTTTACAACTAGTGGTCCAGTCTTGGCTTACTTGATTATCAGGATCATAATTTTCAAATACAAATCCTCTAGATTTGAGATAGGCTTCGTATCCTAGTAGGAAGTTAACTATGTCTTGGATTTCATTTATCTCTGTTCCATAGCTCATTTTGCTAACTGCCGAGAAGTTGAAGTTTCTTCTCTTGAATGCTTCAACTGCTCCAACTAAAGGAAGTTTAGGAAGTTTCTTCCATATAGTCTTGTTGTTTAGATCATCCGCAGATGAATCTGTATGAGTGATCAAACTCCTATAATAAGTGTTGTTGTTTCTAACGATCACACCGTTAGCATAAGAAGTTCCTAGCGTCCAATCTGAAAATGTTTCGCTCACTCCGCCAACAGAGATTAATGGATCACCTTGACTAGCCAACGGTTCGTAATAAGGAAAGTATGGATGAAGATCATCATATCCTGTAACATACCAACCGTTTAATGTTTTTTCTATGATCACACCACTGTATGATATAGTGGAAATAGGAGCACTTACATTAAAAATAATGTCGTAGTTTTCTGCAGGAATATAAACTCCTGTAGAAGTAGATTTTGGATTCTTGCTGTCTAACAGATATTTCTGCTGAGCTTTATCAACAAAACCGCCTAGTCGAGTTGTAAGATTTACATCAATATTTTTTATTTTATTTTCGACTAGATCTAAAGAAACACCTCTAGATTTAGCATAGTCTATCAAGTAGACAACTAATCCTGCTCCTTGCTGTATACCTGTCTTAGGAACTTTTATATCATTTAAAGTTACAGGAAGATTTGTATTAACATTAACAGTCTGACCGAGATTGTTTAACTTAACCTGAGAGCGATCAAAGCTGTCTCCTATAAACTCGAAAGGTTTTAATAGGCATAGAGCAATAGTGATAGCAAACGGAAACTCTGAGCTTGACCTCCATGCATACTCAACTGGAGATATATCTCCTAACTTAAATGGTCCTCTATTATTGATAAGAACAAAGTCGTTGGCTAGCCCAGACTCAAGCGGGCTTAGAAGCTTACCTTCTACATCAACAGGAAGATGACTTAGTATTGTTGGTCGAGCATATCTTAGATATGTTCCAGCACGGTCTCCTTCTCGAATGATACCATCTCGTATGTCTTCCCACAAAATCAGATTGCCGCTGGTGTATGGAGCAGGTCCATAATATTTTTCCCACCAGATTGGTTTTTGGCTAAATCCTAAGATTTCCCAAGGACATCTGTGTGGGCGATCGGTGTCATAGAACCAGTTATACACTCCTCTCCACCATCCAGGTAAGTTTTGCTTACCTGTAGGATCAGTCATATTGGTATAACTGTAAGTAAATGTTTCATATTCTGTAAAATAGGTATTGTTGGTGTAATCAATATTTGTATTATTGATCCATTTTAAAAATTCCTGTTCTACAATATTATCTAAATCATCTTTATTAAAAATAGCATTACCATAATATCCGCCCAAGACAGCATCGATATCAAAAATAGTATGATCATACTCTTGTTTAATATTATTGTAAATCCTGTATTCTATCTCTAATAGAAGATCATCTCTGAAATCGCCGTAGGCGACAGTTATACTACCATCGTGCCCTTGTATAACTTCGGTAGGTGTTTTGTAAGTATCATCTAAAAACTTGCTCGGAGTATATTTCTTGTAAAGACCAAGACTTGTAGGAGTTGGTGGCACAAAGCAATGTGCTGTTGAAACATACTCTCTTATCTCTACTAGATCATTTTCATTCAGATCTAGAGATATATTAACAAAACCAAAAGTATCGTTGAATGTATAGTCTCGTCCGTGTAGCAACTGATTATCATTTAGATATACATAAACTGCTTTCCTAGACAGGGTAGTTAAACTAAATGGCGCAGACAATGCAAAAGTTTTTATTCCAGTATCTTCTACAGTATAAGAAATAGTAGAATATGCACCGGAACCGATCATATCAGAATCAGAGAACGGCGAATCACCGTTCTTAGTTCTTGATAGTTCGTTGATAATGTCATCGACAAAATCTGGAATACTTTCGTTGTATTCTATTTCCAACGCCTTGGTAATAAAGTTACTTTTCCATTCTGTGTATGATCTCTTAGCGTACTGCAGAGATTTAATGATGTTATTAGTCTTATCACAGAGCAATGCGATCGCAACTGGAGTCAAACCAGAATGTGTTAAAAATCTCTTGGCGTTATCTTGATATCCATCAAGATCTCTAAGATTAGATTTGCCTGGGATGTTTCCTTGAAACTCAGTATCAAACTCTACAGCAGAAACAATATGATCAATCGCTTGACCATACGTAAATGTAGTCAATGGAGAGTTTAACGGATTCCTTTCTAGCCCAACGGGTATTTCATAGTAACCTGTTACTGGTTCTAAATCTGTAACAATTTTTACAGATATAATATCATTAACAGAAAAAGAATCTTGGAAAGTAAAAGTATCTTTATTTCTTGTCCATGGATTATCTGTCAGCTTATCTCCATTGAGATAAAAGTTAATAACTGGTTCAGTCGTGACCTGCGCCCAATCTATAGTGGTCAACTTTATGGTGTTAGTGGCTTCTTGTATAGTAACACTATCAATTAACGGTTGGATATAGGTCAGGTCTGTAAGTGTCCAGCCGTTATCGTACCCTCCTGTTGAGTTATCTTTAAAATAACCTACAGCAACTTTTTTAGAAAGAGCTTGTCTATCGATTGTATAGTTTACTGTTTCAGAACCAAAGTCCCAGTTAAACTGAATATCTCCAACATTATCAATATTGAGATAACTTAAACTGAATCCTAGCTGACTATCTGTCAGACCGTTGCCTATCTTGTAGCTAACTAAAGGATTGCCGTTAAAAGAACTAATAGGATATGTTTCCGGATCCGAAAAACTAACATAGTTTTCATCATAGACATCAAACAATGGAGATTGATTTACAGTAGTCTTGGCCTGACTCTTGACCCAACTCTCTCCGGTAAAATGATACATCAATCCAGAGTTTGATTTGCCGCGGCGAACCAATACACCCTGGCCAACTACAGATTGAGAATCTGTAGCTTCTTTGAGTGTAATCTGCGTGTTGTTGCCAAACTTTATAAAATGAACAGTATAGATCTTGTTGTTAGCTAAAGAATCAGTATCTGCTACCACTAGTACTCTTGCACCTTCAAACAAAAACTCGCCGTCGACGTTATATCCGGAACTACCTTCTATTTTACTAAAGATATCATCTGTAAAGGTATCGATATAATCAACCTGAGTCTTTGCAATAGAACAGTGGTTGTACAACTGTATATTTGATCTAAACTCTATGATAGGTCGTTTTGCTCTGAGATTTTCATCAGCAGGAAAATCTTGTCCTCGCTGTGTATAAGCATATTCTAAAACAGATCGATGGAACCAACGATTATACCGTGACCACGGATTTGAATCTTGGCTGTTTTTTGATATTGTGATATAATCAAGTTGTCCTGGATATGCAGATGCATCATCAAATGGTTCAGCATCAAACGGTGCATTGTCAAACAAAACTTCAGGAACATCTGTAGACAATACCGGAACGATAAGATCAGAAAATCTAGTTAATGTTATAGCTTTTCCAACTCCCTCAACTAACCAAGTATCCGTTGCATATTTTTCAGGGCTGACCTTGCCCATAAACTCAACAACTAGTCCATTAGTAAACTCTATGCCGTTGCTGCTCTTGTATTGAGATTTACCTAGAACATCTTTAGTTACATCGATGTAGGTATTTTCAACTATTGACTGTATTACGAACTGACCCTGTCTATCAAGATTTACTACACTCTGATAAAACAATACATCAGGTGAATCATAGGGAACTGTAAATGTTAAAGTTCCGTTCTCTATCTTGTTATTTTTTATACCATCGTTGTAATCAAAGATTGAGTTATAGTCGTTGATACTGATAAGCTCCCAGTCTTGACTATCAACATTGATAGTGCTGCCGTCTGGTAACACATCAACTTTAGCTCTCCAAAGTTGATCATTGTAAAGAACTACTGATCCAGCCTTATATCCAAGATTTGGATTGTAGACCAATGAACCTAGATCAGGGTTGGTCCTGATCACAAATGCTTCACTAGGAGCATTGATCTTAAACTTATAGGTTTGACCTCTGTACAGTGTTATCTTAGGATTGTTTGTAACACCATCAGGACTGAAAACCCAAGATGATCCTAACCCTAGTTCTACCTTATAAGTGCTGGTTATTTTTGCCGACTGTCCGTAGATCTGCAACGGAGGCGGACCACTTGGTTGCCAATAGTATTCTCTAAAGTTAATAAACTTGTCCCAATCAATAGGGGGATTCCAACTATAGTGTTCTTGGCTAGTAGTTAGATAATCTCTATCAACTTCGTTTCCAAAGAACTTTATCTGATTCTTTACATCTAAATAATCATAAAAATTCTGTATGGTTTCATTTTCTCTAAAAATGACTCCTGGCTCGACTTGATATCTACTACGTAATGTATTGTCTGTATCAAGATATATGTCGCTACCACGATAAGTTTTTCCATATCTTCGACCGACATAACCGGCAGTTTTTTGTAAGACTCCTGGCTGTACCAAAGGATCGACCACGGCGGCCATGAACTTATTATTTGCCGGTGTTTGGAAAACATTCGGCAATAGATCTTTAGTCTTTCTTATTGGAAGTTGACTTTGTGGATAAATTTTATCTGCCATTACTTACTCACGCTGTTGTATTAACTATTGTTGATGGGTTTGCGCCGATTTCTGCGGCTGTGATAGCTGTTACTATTTCTATATCGTCAACCGTAGCACCGTTAACAAATATTTCATCCGGTGCTGCTTGTATCTCAAACAAACTACCAAATGATTGGTCTGCTTGCTTGGGTACGATAACCAAGTTGCTAATATCCGGAGCAGTGGCTGTCAAAATATAAGTTATCAACTCACTGAGATAAAAACGATCACCAAAGTCCCAGTTGTTAACACTAAAGAAATCATTTATAGCTGACACTACTCTTACTTTTATATCGTTATCGTTAACTGTCTTGTTTGAGTTCTTAACTATTTTAAAAACTGCCTGTAACTTTGAGTTTGCCTTGGCGCCAAACAATACCTTGTACTTTACCGGATGATATATAATCTCATCACTGATTGATTTGATTAAATCTAAGTTAACACCAAATGTGTCTCTTAGAGAATCATTGTTAGGTGGTGTTGGTTCTGTAGAAATATAACCTGCAAGATAGTTTCTGTATGATGTGTCATACGCTCTAGTCAATATGAATAAATCTATTATGTTACTAGAACTAGGATCTATCCTTCTTTCGCTGTTAGCATTATGAAGATATTGGAACTTGAGTCTATCACGACCGACCGCAGCCTTATAAGAACTTTCTAGAACAAATGTATTGGTTGTTTTATCAACACGCTTAACTACATCTTCTGCAGAATCATAAAAATAAACCAACTGACCGTTGTTATAGTTTGAAATAACTGCGGTAGTTTCTTTAGGCCAAATCATTATAAGCTCATCAGAGTTATCGATAATGTCATAGTATGTTGCACCTGATGCATCGGTGGTCTTCTTAAAAAACAAAAAGTTATGTAGACTATCAAGCCCTACTATCTTTTCAAATGCATCCGGATTGTCGATAACACCATTATTATCAGAATCTGCAAATGCTATTTTTATTTCTTTGGTGCTTTCGTACCCATCATCAAACTTAATCGTTTCGTCGATTTCAAAATCGATATCTTGTTTGATAGATGTCAACAGGTCACCGCCGGTGTTGATACCCAGTATCTTAACCTTATCTTTTATTACAGTACCTGTTTCACTATTATAGACTTTTTGCTGTCCATCAAAATAAAATCTATTTTGTTGCACACTGCCAAATATATAATGCATAACTCTAATGCGTATAAAATATTGATCCGCTTGTCTAACAAAAGCTATGTACCAAGATGCATCTAAACCTGCATTCGTTGTATCGCCTGCCTTACCTGAGTTATAAACATCTGATAGATTAAGGTTGCCAGCAGTAATAACTTTCCAAGATGCTGTATCAATGTCATATCTTAAACCAAAGTTAAAGTTTTGAGATATTTGATTTATCATTTCAAGTTCAAGAGCATCAGTTAGAGATGTACTAAATCTAGGAACAAATCTATCTGCTATGGCACCGCTAGGAATAGTTGTATTAAATGTAACCGGTCCGAGACCTGATGTAAGGACACCACGACCTGCATTAGTTCCATCGCCTACGATTGAAACTACTTCAGACCAAATATAAGATGTTTGCAAAGGATCCGATGTATTAGTTGTAACTAACTTTCCTTTCCTAAATGATTTACCTGCAGGTGCAACAAATCTTAATAGTGCTCCCGGGGCGGCGCTCTTTAGTACGCTGGTTGTATAAGTTCCAACTTTTAAAAGACTACCATCGATTCCGCTGACAAAGTAACCTGTGGTTTTATTACCTGTTGATGTGACCTGTTTCCATATATAGTTGCTATCTGTAAAAGTATAAGGTGTTCTATCAAACTTTGTGAGATAGAAGTTATAAACATCTGTACTAGCAAAAGTAGGTTCTATGGTATTTCGTATAAAGTTGATAATATCGATAGTACTGGCATATTTGAAAAGTATATTCTTTTCTGAAGTTTCTTTATAGATATAACCGTCGTCAGCAAAAACATTGACGCTGCTGTATTTTCCTGAAGCATCAATAACTTCAAAGTTTCTGCTAATACCGCTAGAAGTTCTGTTGATCGATTTGATCTTAAGAATATTTTGACTGGTTGCTAACGGAGCAAGATTATAATCTTGCTCCGTTA